GCAGTATTTTCACCTGCCACTGTTTCGTTCTGAATTATACTGGCTGCAGCCGCTAATTCTATGTCTGTTTTTACTGCCATTTTACTTAATTAAAACTTAAATCAAACGTATCATCAAAAATGCTAATCTCTCCTTCACTTATAAACTCGTCCGGCTCACCAACTATTGACAATGTGCAACTGAAAGCGCTTTGAGCATTGTAAGAATAGTTGTTATTCAAAGAGGTTATAAAACATTGCCCTGTTCTTAATACATCGCCACTCTCAGGTATAGCCGGGCCTATTTCATAAAACAAAACCTGTTTTGCTTTAGCCCACTCAAACAAACTGTGTCCGCTAACCTTCCCTGTTCCATGGTCCAGCAAATGCTGGCCATCACATGAAATACTACCTGACATTTCCCCGGGCATTTTCGCAACACCGCATGTTGTGGTTGCGTCAAGCTCATCAATCGTAAGGTCGTTGCTAACTTTTGTAAGACAAACAACAGTATCTAGGTTTTCAGGATCTACACCCAAAAAAAGCAGGATACTATTGTTTGTTATTTTTCTCAATTGAAAGGATGTAAGCTTATGAAATAGTTACAACCACAGTATCGGTAAACCCGCCATCTTCTGTAGTTGCTGTTATTGTTGCTGATCCGCTGGCTACTGCTGTAATTAAACCTGTTGCACTTACAGTTGCTTTTGATGGGGCACTGGTTGTATAAATAATATCCTGATTAGTTGCATCAATCGGCGTGAATGTTGGCGTGATTTGCTGAGTTGCTGCGGCTGCCAATGTAACAGTGGCCGGCAGAATAGAAATGCCTGTAACGGCTTTAAATTCGGTTTCTGTCGGGGTTCCTTTTACTGATAACTGAACGCTGAAAGTAGACTGAGCATTATACCCGTAAGTATCTCCAAGCGAAGAAATAAAACATTCTCCCTCCTGTAAAATATCCCCATCAACCGGAACCGCTGCGCCTATTCTGTAAAATAGGGTAGTCTTATTGATCATGTAATTAAACAACCCGTGACCTGATATTTTGCCGGTTTCAGGGTCCAACCAGTGTTGTCCGTCTGCTGAAATACTTCCGGCAGCGTCACCCGGCGTTTTATCCTGTCCGCAAAAACTTGATGCGTCTACTTCGGATACTTTGAAATCAGTTTTTATATTAGTCAAACAGACAACCGTATCCAGGTTACTAGCGTCTGTTCCGACAAATAATAAAATCGTATTGTTTGTTATTTTGCGTGCTGCCATGGCTTAATTTTTTTTGCTGTGTTAAAATTAATTATTTTTTTGCAACATTGTTGCATTTTTATTTTTGAAGTATTGAATGTTTGAAAATTAATATCCGATCAATATAAATTTTGTTCGCACTTAATCCGTAATCCTGTGTTGTATCACTCTCCAAAGTGGTCCCGGTAATTTGAAACGGGCCATCAATGGCGATATTAAAAGCAGGCGAAGCGTAAATCCTTTCCAGCACTTTACCGGCGATATAATCAGCCGCATCCCCGCTATTGTTCCTGTTTCCAGTAGTATAAATGGTTACACGCATTGAGCTGCTTGTGTCCTGGCTATTTAGCGTGCTGGCATTGTTATTTACCACATTGCCAAATATGATATAGTTGTCAGGTGATAAATTGTCTGGCAGGTAAGAATGATAGACCGGTATAGCCACCGAATTGTAACTAATACCAGTTAACGCCGTTTTATAAGCTTTCCGCAAAGGTGTATTTACATCAATCATTTTAACCCCAATTAATAATAAAAATATCTCCGCCCAATCTTTTAACCTTGTTCACCTTAAAGCCGTTATCCTTCAAAGTGGCTTCATTTTCATCTGACAATTCAGCTATTTCACACATTCTTTTACGATCCTTACAGGCACTTTCAATGATTTCCCAAATCAATTTATTCTCCGCAACAATTACTAGTTCAATGGCCTTTTTTACAGTAAGCCCGGATAGGTTATAATTTTCACTTTGCATCTATTGCCTTTTTAATATTCGCAATTAAAGCTGGAGTGTTATCAGTGTAGGCCGGATATAAAAAAGGATGAGCCCTGATTCCATTCTGTAAGATATTGAGCGCAATTGCATAAGCTGCCTGTTGCATTGCATCCAAAGAGTCTTTTGACCCTGAATTGCCGCCTGATTTTGTTTTGGCTGCTCCGATTCCTTTACGCTGTACCCATTGCATTATTCTTTGAATAAACTCATCCATATTACCGCCGCCTTTGCCTTTAAACTGTGCTGCGTATGTTTGCCAGTCCTGTGGTAATTTAGAAACTTGCTGAGCGGCAAACCGCCTGGTACCAAACTCAACATAAGCGGCATAATTAACGCCCACAGTGATCGTAACCTTCATCTTTTCTTTCTTGAATGAGATTGAATTTCTCAACGGTCCTTCATCAACCGGAGCATATCTTTTTGCGCTGTTTACGGTAGCCAGGCCAAAGGCGCTTAGTTCATTTTCAATATCCTGCTGAATTTTTATGCTGGCATCTTTAATGCTCTTAATTGCAACATCCAGGTTATTTACTTTTATTGTCAGCATTAGTCAATTGTTGAGCACCTTAACACTAGGTAGAACTTTTTACCCTCGTCAATATTTTGAACGGACTGGATCAATAGCTTTTTGCCATCATAAACAACTTCATCATTCTGCTTTATGGCTTTTAACCGATCAAACCGGATGGTAATTTTATAATCATACTGCCACTGTATTTGACCATTACCTGTTTGAATAGATCCGCTTCTGTTTTCAACCTTTGCCCACAGGTTATGAGTGGCAGATAATACAGATGAAGTGCCGCCGCTGTCCGATTCGGTTGTTGTGTACTGATTGATAATAATATGGTTCCGCATTTCGCCTATCATCACATTTTGATTGATTTTACATGCGCTTTTGCCATGGGCGAAATCTGTGATTTAAGACCGGTATCATCACCCCTGTTTTCGTACATATAGGCAACTTGGCAAAGGATAGCGGTTTTAATTTGTGCCGGCAATGATTCATACCCTGTAGTGTAAACAAACTTTAAATTATCACCAACCGGATACTGAATGCGTTTAAAACTTTCGCCGGTCAATGTGTATTCAGAATCGGTATATGTATTACCTACATCATCAGTAACGGAAATAATTGATTTAACAGGCCCATAAGGCAGGTACTGATTGCCACATGAATTATTGATGGTAGACGTTACTGTTTTTGACAGGATAGATTGATTCAGGTATGCCTCTAAAATAGATATAGCTGATATAATCAGATGATCAACTATTGTATCATCATAACTATCATCAATACGTGCCCACTTTTTTGCAAGCTCCCTGGTAACTGGCATTACATTATCCACATCGGAAAAAGAAACGTCCACAACTGCATTAAATGCGGCTCCGGACGTTTCCTGAAATAATATTGAAGTTGATATGCTCATTACTTTTCTGCCTTTTCTTTTTTAGGTACCTTTTCTGCCTTTTCTTTTTTGTCTGATACCTCAACTTTACCTGGAATGTTAACGGCATTTACTTTTTCGCTGTTTGCTGTAACTTCTACTTTTTCGGCATAAGGTTTGGCAACTGAAACACGAATCAGGTAATTAGCCAATGCATCCGGCAATTCGGTATTTTGACCTGACTTATAAATGTCATGGTCTTTTAGAAAAGTAACTTCCATAAAACTTAATTTAGTTGATGAATGTAGCTTTTGCCGTAATTGTAGCCGCCATCGTACCGGTTCCGACATATTTAACCCTGAGATATTTATCGCCCCAGCCGTTTATTTTAAAACGATACGATTGTGCAGTAGTAACATCAGATGGTGCAAATGAATAGGTAGCGCCTGTATTAGAAACTGTATTATACACATCATACCAAACAACCCCATCTAAAGAAGCTTCACATGTAACTGTTCCGCCAGTGGTTCCGGATATCTCGGTAACGCCTACTGCCACGGAAACAGTTTTAAAGTAACTTCCAGAAGTTTGACTTAAAGTAAGATATTTGGTTGCGGCATTAGTTACAGTATCAACGGATAGGCCATATTGGCTTTTTAATACCGTCTGAGCATTTGCTGCTACAGTAAAAGTTAATACCATAGCCAAAAAACAAAGTATTTTTTTCATGTTATTTAATTAAAAAATGTGAATGATTTTATTTTGTAAAAGGGCGGTTTTTAGCCGCCCGTTTTATTATTACTTACCAACTAAGCGATAACTGAGCTTCCTTTAATGAAGTAATCAGAACCGTATACAGGCAAAGCAACGGTTTCCTCGATGCGTCCGGTAATCTGGTTTGTCCTTACGTTTGTTCCATCCTGCTCAAAGAACTGCAGTGTCATTCCTTCCTGTACCAGTAATTCAGCACCGCTGGCGAAGTCACCAACGATATAATCACCAGAAGTAAGGGTTGTTGTTTTTACAACCGGAACGCCCAAGATATATAGGATACCATTTACGAATGTTACGCCCTGTGGAAGGTCGTATTCTCCGGATCCGGTTGCTTTATTTTTGAAGAAACTGAAGTAATCAACCGGGCGCATTGCGATGCCAGTTGCAAACCTCTTATAAGTATCTTCCAATAAAGCCAGGTCATCAATAACCCTTTCAACCAAAGTGGTGGCAGTTGCAGCGGATGCGGTAAAGTTACCTGCTGTTAACAACCCTTTAATCTCCGGAGAAGTACCGCTACCATAAAGGATATAAGCACTCTCAGCATCCATCAATTTCTGTGGTATTCTTTTTTGCAGGAAGCTTACAAAATTTGGCACGTTCATAAATGCCTTTCTGCTCATCAGCATGAAACCAGCAATGATTTCAAACTTTACAGAACTCTCAACCAAGTCAAGGTCAAACTGCGGCTTTAAACCAGTTGCCTGTGTTGTCGCTGCTGTTACACCTTTCTCAGCAGTTGCAGCGATCGAGCCTTCACCTGCGCCGTTTTCTTTCATGAAATAGTAATCTGTTCCAGGGCCTGCATTACTTACCGGAATCAATTCACGCATCTGAGTGATGGTGTTTTGGTTCATGATAATACCAGGTTTGTACTGAGCGCCATAAACAGAACCGCCGGTTATGTTTGAAGTAGATACATCAGCAACAGCTTTAATACCTAATTCCAGCTTTTTAATCTGCCCTTTACTGAATTTGATGATATCATCATGCTTTTCTTCAACCGCTTCTTTAATCCTTTCAGACAAAGTTTTTACCTCCGGCAGATTTGCTAAAGGAGTTGAACGAAATGAAGTCAGAACTGGAAACTTCATTGGATGAAAAAGCAGGTAAAAATATTGATGAAAAGCTGGTTGTAGTAAATCAGTCTATCACTGA